AGGGGCCACGCCCGCTGACTCCATGACGAACAGACAAATTCTCACAAGGATCAAGAACGCGCAGCGCGCGAGCGACATTGAGGCATTGCTTTCGGAAGGCGAGATGTTTGAGAACGTGAGCCACAAGACGCGCGCTCGCTGGGAGAAAGCCGCCGAGAGACGCCGCAAATGGCTGGAGGAACAGGCGTAATGAGTTCACGACCCGGAACAATGGAAATCCTAATGGATGCGGTGGCGGAAGAGGCCCGGGGACTCGGGAACGATCAATCACTGTTTCGCGTGCGCCATGAGCTACCGGATAAAGCCTATCCACTTGTGATCCTTCGGACGGTGGGAGAACATCGGATTCTCATAATCCATCAGCCGACTCTGGTACAGGAAAGAGCCTTGGTCACATCAACCGTCTGTCGATTGTTGGAGGAATGGCAATGAACATTGCCGTTGCGTTCCATGCCGGAGACAAGGATCAGGTCGCACGCTGGCTTTCATGGGTCGAGGAACTCGGCGGCATTGGTCGCCACAAGCTCTGGCTTCTGCCGGCGAAGGGACAGCTGGCGGACTTCCGAACGAGCATCCCGTTTGAAGTGCTCGAAGATCAGTACGGAGTGAACACCGATTGGAGCGCGCACAACGGGCCGGTGCGCGACGCGGCGGGCGCGAATTCCATGATTCGGCAGTTCTGCTGGCACTTCTTTCTCGCAAAACTTGGGCCGTGGATGTTCTGCGAGCCGGACGCCATTCCCCTACGGGCGACGGCATTCGACGAACTGGAAGATGAGTATCGCTCGGCGGGCAAGGCGTTCATGGGTGCGTTGGTCCCCGGCAAGGAAGGCGACTATCCCGATCACGCGACCGGCAACGCGATCTATCCCGAGAACGCACTGGCGATGAGCAAGCTGTTGATGCTTCCGACCTACGCGGAATTCGAGGGACAGCGCGTGGAACTGGCGCTCGACAGCGTGACCGCACCGGAAATCCCCGCCAACTTCCACGAGACGAAGCTTATCCAACACGTCTTCCGTGGCCCGCGTCGCGTGGAGCTGGCGTTCGACATCGTGGCCGCGCCAGACATTCTCGCGAACTTCCACGAGACGAAGTTGATTCAGCACGTCTTCCGAGGGGCTGAGTTTACGAAGATGGATGATCTCGCGAGACTCAATCCAGCGGCGTGCATTTTCCACACGGACAAAACCGGAGGATTGATTCGACTTCTACGCGAACGAAAGAATGAGAACTCCGCGCCCAAAACACAGCAAGCTCCAACGAAAGAAACCGTCCAGGTTGCGACGGCTGGCGAAGGAGTTAAAGACGAAGTTCAGGCCGCGATAAAGCCGAAGGCCCATACATATTTCCGCCCCTGCGCCGATCCCGAGGCCCTCGCCGAGCAGAAGCGCATCCTGGCCATCTGGGAGAAGAACTGGCGCGACGCGGGCTGGGAGCCAGTCATCCTGACGGAGGAGCACGCGCGGAAGCATCCGCAGTTTGAGAAGTATCGGAAGGCGTTTGAGGCGATGCCGACGGTTAGCCCGAAGGAATACGAGATGGCGGCATGGCTGCGCCATCTGGCCATGAGCGCGCTTGGAAAAGGTATTCATTTGCTAGTCGATTACGACGTTCTCGTGAACGACCTCGATGAGGCGGACCTGTTCAACATGCACGGCCTTGAGAATCGGTTTCCTATGATTTTATCTGACAATAACCCTGTTCCGTGCGCCGTGCTGGGTCATGCGTGTCAATTCGACAACGCGATCCGGGCGTTTCCAGACTGCCCTGTTGGCGAGGAGCAGGGCAGGCCGCATCTCAGCGACATGCTGGCCGTGCAGATGCTCAAGTTCCCGGCGATGGACGTTTGCCGGGAGTTTGGAACGCCTGAATGGTTCAAGGCGAAGCTGATTCACTTCAGCCATCGGGCGTGCGGAAAAATGAAGCGCAGTGAGAGAATGGCCTTGCAATGGAATGGCGAGATAACGGTTCCGCTTCCTGATTTTGACGACTTTCCAAAGCCGGTCATCGAGTGCCGAAACCCCAGCGTCTCGGACTGCATCGAGCAGTTGGTTTTCCACAGCAAAAGGGACGCCTTCGCGATGGCGCGTATCCGAAAGCAACTCCGCGCGGCTGGGTTGCTTCCAAAGAAACTGTTCACGAAGAAATGAAGACCGCGATCTTCATTCGGTCATATGAGCGCGATTACCCCTGGTTGGAATACTGCCTGCGTTCGATTCAGAAGTTTGCCACCGGGTTTTGGGAAATTGTGATTTGCGTTCCAGAGGGTCAGGACGGCCCCTTAAAACACCTGACTGCGGAACAAGTAGTAACAACACACAATGGTCAACCGGGTTATCTCTGCCAGCAGCTCAATAAGTTGCAGGCCGACTTACACACACCGGGAGCGGATTATGTCCTGCATTTTGATTCCGACATGATGTTTACGGCGCCAGTGACTCCGGAGTTCTTTTTCAAGGACGGCAAGCCTGTCTGGGTAGTGACGCCATGGAGCGTGTTGACCGGCGATGAAAAGAAGGCGTGGATGCACGTCCTTGTAAAAGCCCTGCAAGAGTTTCCGCCTTACGAATTCATGCGCAAGTGCGCGACCATGGTGCCGCGGTGGCTATACGCTGAGTTTCGCGCCCACATGGAGAAGTTGCACGGGGTCACGATCGAGCAGTACGTGATGAATCAACCAGCACACGAATTCAGTGAATACAACTGTCTTGGGTTCTACGCGTGGCTCTACCATCGCGACAAGTTCCACTGGCACGACACGACGATTGACGGAGTTCCGAAGTGGCCGTTCCGCCAGCGTTGGTCATGGAGCGGATTGACCCAGCAGGAGCGCAACGAGATGGAGATCGCGCTGGCATGATAGAGACATTGAATTACGGGAGTCATTTACCCGCTCTGATGGCGTGTGTTTCCGTGTGTGAAGGACCAGTGCTGGAGATTGGCTGCGGGAATTTCTCGACCCCGTGCCTTCACGCGCTCTGCTCCGCGCTTGGGCATCCGCTTGTCACGCTGGAGGCGGATGACTCATGGCGATCCCAATTCACCGGCTACGAAGACGCCGGGCATCGCATCCTGAAACAGACCAACGAGCTTGTCATGGAGATGTCCAAACAAAATTGGGGCGTGGTTCTGATCGATGACCAGCCTGACAACCGTTTGGGTTGGCTCCCGCTGTTCTTCAGCGCCGCCGGATTCGTGCTCTTCCATGACGCAAACTTTCCTCAATACTCAGTCCCGACCGCTGAGTGGCTGTCGGCGAATCCGTGCAATCACCGATTCTACACCATGGTCGGGCCCTGGACGCTGGTCATCTCCAAGGAGCATCAGATACCGGAATTACAGCCATGACCGGGATTGAAAAATTGCCGAACGGCCAATGGATTCTGGCGGACGACACCCACATCTCAAAGTGGGCTCGCGAATGGGGTACCATCAAGTGCGACCCGGCGCTTTTCGACATAATGACGCCGTGGCTTAAAGACGTGGACGTGGTGTGGGACATTGGAGCCTGCATCGGCGATCACACGCGTTTCTATCTGGACCTCGGGAAGAAGGTCGTCGCCGTTGAGCCGAACCCACTTGCCTTCCAGTGTCTCGACCACAACTGCCCGGAGGCCATTCTTCTGAATGTCGCCGCGTCCGGGAATCCCGGCACGCTTCGCTTCATTACAGACGAGAACGCAGGCGCTTCAAGGGTCGTTCCTGACGGGCCAATTGAGGTTAAGGCGGTGAGGATGGATGACCTGAACCTTCCTCGACCCGAATTCGTGAAGATCGACGCTGAGGGATGGGAGTATGACGTAATCTCCGGCATGAGCAACACCCTCCGGGCCAAACACCCGCTCATGTTCATCGAAATAAACGCGGGAGCCCTTGGCTTGAACGGTCACAGCACCTCTGATGTCGTGTTTCTGTTAAAGAATCTCGGATACACAAAGTTTAAAATCCACCAGCATGAGGTCCATGGGTGGGATGAGCCGATGTTTGATGCCATCGTTAGCCGATGATACCCATTACCACCAATATCCTTCGGGCTGATTACGAAAGGGGCAACTTCTCTTACGGAAACCCGGCTGCGCCGAAAACCATCGTGTTGATCGGAAGTTGCCGAATCGTCCCGATTCTGAACTATTTCCGAGTCTTCAATCACCTTAACGGGAATCCGTTTGAGCTACTTTGCTTCAACCCTGTTGAAATGTGGGGAGGTCCCGGAACAGATGTCGGAGAGTGCGCGAGCAAACTCCTGAGTGGATACCGCTTTGGGAAGGTGGATGTTCTGGTCTGCGAAACTTTGAAATTATGCGGAGCACTCAATACCGTCGAGGGCACTGGATCGGAGAGCGTGTTTGAAACCCTGGGAATGCAGCCGGAAGTCATTTGCCGGATTCCTAACTGGCATTTCATGCACATCTACGATGTGGAGAACACTTATTACGACGAAGCCTATGCCGCAATGGGCCATGAAGCTCGCGTGCCCGTGCTTCGTGAAAGAGGCTCGCTTCACAAAGGAAAGTTCCTAAACCGCTGTCGATTGTCGAGCTTCCCCGAACTGGAGAGTTGGGCGTTGGATATTTGGCTGACAACACGCCTTGGCTGGACTTCTGAACATGCCAGCCGCGCATTATTGTGGAAGTGTTTTGAATTGATTGCCTCAAAGATTGGTATTTGCGTCACTCCCGAACTCGCCGCCCATGAGTTTTGCGTCGCTGATCCCTATGCAGCCACCGGGGCGGTTCTCACGCCGCTCGATTACGAGGCGAACGACTGGAAATTCTGAAAATATGACACGTCGATATTTTATTCAAATCGCCTCCACCGCTGTTGGGACATCAATGATCGCCGTGATTCCACGGACGCGGCGCAAAGCTACATATCAATTACAAGTTAGGATGGGTGACGATGGAGGGCCGGCATGGAGGTATGTGGATCAACACGGTAAACAATTAGGGGAAGAGTTTACGGTCGGTTGGGAATTGGCGGCGGCGCCAGTCCCGGATGATTTGTTCCTGTCGGTAGTAAAGGATTCTGTAAGACATGCCGTGTTAAGGAGTGGCTAATAACTAAAGACCGGCGTAATGAAAATTGACCGAGTAATGCTAGTTTGGGACGGGAATCCCTTCTATGATGGATTTTACGAGATGCACCAGAAGCTTTGGCAGAAACTCGGAATCCAGACAGGGCTCGTCTTCATCTCCAACGGTTCAAACGCCGCGGGGATTCCGAAGAGTGGGGACATCCGCGTTTTGGAGGATCGGAGTAGCGTTCCGTTCACTCCACCACCTGGACGTAACTGGAAAGCCACTATGGGGATAATACATGGACCTCGCCTGTTTCCAGACGAGGTCGTCATGGTGACAGGCATGGATCAATTCCCGGCCAGCCGCCGTTTCATCGACGCCGTGGCGGATGTGCCCGACGATCAACTGGTGTCAGCCATCGGCAGCCGCGACCATATCACGACAAACCACATCGTCGGGCATCACAAGGTGTGGTCAAAGATCATGCAGCCGGCCCCGATGGACTTCACCGAGCTGATTGAATGGACTTGGGCGCTCGGACTGAACGTAGATGGGCATCGGGACATCAACCAGCAGCCGATCGCGATCGGCTGGGGCAATGATGAGGTGCTTTTCGCGCAACTGGTGCGTGAATCAGGCGTTGTCGTTCATACAGCCTTCAAAGATCCGTGGGAGCAATGGCTGAATCGAGTTCTCGGAATCACGCAAATTGTGCCAGACCCACAAAAACTAGCCGAAGGATTTTACTCGGAACTTCACATCCGCCTTCCGCTGTGCGACCGCGACGGGAAGATATTTAATGACCTGCTGGGGATGAATCCGTTTCCGGGCACGCAATGACACTTCCCGACGAAGCTGAATGGCAGGAGTGCATGGAAAAAGTCAGGAAGGCCAACGCGGAGCTTAAACGGGCGGTTGATGAACTTGAAAAAGCAGCGGAAGAAATTAAAGCGATTCGAGATGAGCACATTACCTCCGCACCAATTCGGAATTGACTGGACGAAGCTTGGTGAGCCTCCGCTGATTCAGCGCCACCAATACGCCGCTTACCATAACGTCGGTACGATGGGCGCGGCCTATCACCGGACAGAGCGCATCAAGGCGTTCTGGCCAACCTTTGAGTGGCATCGCTGGAATGAACGCAGGATGCGGGCTGACTGCGCTTACAACTGGCTGACATGGCTCGGGCCGGCCAGTTCTTGCAAGAGCACGGACGCAGCGGTGTTCGCGCTCGAATACTGGTTGCAGGCGCCCGACCGAACGGCAGTTGTCGTGGCATCGACAACGATGAAGATGCTGCGGCTGCGCATCTGGTCCGAGGTCTCGCGCCATCATCAAATGCTTCCCGCCGTACTTGGTGCGGCCAACGTTGGAGAACTAATCGACAGCAAGACGATGATTCGCTGGCGCGCGGGCGATGACAAGCACGGTATTTTTGGCATTGCAGTTGAGGAAGGACCAGTCGAAGAAACGGTCAATAATCTGATCGGTTTCCATACCGATCGCGTCGTGTTGGTGTTGGATGAGATGCAGGGTGTCCGCGAGGCGATCATGAAGGCGACGTTCAACATGAGCAGCAACAAGGTGTTTCGTTTTCGTGGCATGGGAAATCCGGACAGCTTGCTCAACCCATTGGGGCGGGAGAGTGAGCCCGTGGACGGATGGGACAGCGTCGTGCGGGGAGAAACTGAGGAATGGGAAACGCACGGCGGACCTACCAAGGGGCGCGGTCTGTGCCAGTTCTTTGACGGGCGAAAATCCCCGGCAGACGATTCACCAGAGGAGCGAAAACGCCTTCACTTCATGTGCAACAAGGAATGGCTCGCCGGCATCCTCAAGGGCTGTCGCGGCAACGAGAACGACCCGATGTACTGGCAGATGGGCATCGGCTGGCCGCCTCCGATGGGGCTTGAATCGACACTCCTGGATGAAGCGATATTGCTGACATTCAAATGTCGCGAGCGCGCTATTTGGACGGATGGCTTCGTCGAGAGTGCAGCGGTGGATGCGGCCTTTGGCGGCGGCGACAAAGCGATCCTGCAATTCCTGAAGCGCGGGCGCGTAACGGACGCCGATGGGGCACGCTGGCAGATTTGGTTTGGTGAATGGATGGAGATTCCCATCGACGCAATGGCGACGCGCCCGATTCATTATCAGATTGTCGATTTCGTGCGCGTCGAGTGTGATAGGCGGCGCATTCCTCCAACTGAAGTATCCAGTGACGCATCCGGTGAGGGAGGAGGACTGCTGGCCATCTTCCGCCAGGAATGGGGAAACGTGAACGGCATCGAATCTGGCGGACTGCCAAGCGACCTGCCAATCAACGAGGATGGCAAGACTGCGCGCGAGGCGTACGACACGCGATCTTCGGAGCTTTGCTTCTCGCTGCGGGAAATCGCCC